GGTTGCAATGTTTGTTGCACGATCTGGCCGATGTGCCCGCTTCTGTGTGCCTCCGGCCTTACCCGCTGGACATGCAGATCATTCCTGGCAGTCCGGATCCAGAAGGCCGCATCTTGGGAAACATCCAACAGATCAAGCGTGATACTCGTGCTTGTGAGGCTGAGATCCGTCGTGTGCGGGGAGAGATCAAAGAGATCGACCGCTTACTGGATTGTGCTAGACGGCTCGGTGGCAAGCCCGGTCAAGTGATCCGTTGGCTGTATATAGACCGCAAGACCTGGGATGAGGTCGAGGACAAAGGGATTGCCAGGAAAGAAATATCAAGATATCGGCGTGTTGGTATGGAAAAGCTCGCAAACCGGCTCTACTCTAGGGTGAGGACCGAAAAGGCGCATGTGAACTAATGTTAACTGACGTGAACTCGACAGGGGTGTAAAATCTAAGCTGACAGAAACGTCTCCTGGGGGTTTGGCGGGCTCCCCATGGTATATCTCCTCGTGGCGGGGGCCTCGGTCGAAGAGACTGGGGCCTTCGTGTATTTCGGAAGGCAGGTGACGGGTGTGTGGATGTCAGAGAAGAAGCGAAGCGGCTCTTCCTGGAAGAGCATCTGCCGCCTGTTGAGATTGCGCGTAGACTTGGGATCCCGGCGGGTACGATTCGGGGCTGGAAAAGCAAAGATTTGTGGGAGCCTGGAACGCTGGAACGCCGGAACGTTCCGGAACGCTCCAAGCCTATTGAGAAGCACGAGCCCGAGAGCGGTCTGACCGACGCCCAAGAGGTGTTTTGCCAGGCATTCATCCGAACATTCAACGCCTCCTCGGCATATCGAGCGAGCCACCCTGAGAGCACACACCGATCTGCCTGGTCGAACGGGTACCGGATGCTGCAGAACGAAAAGGTCCGGACGCGCATCGAGCAGCTGAAGGCTGAGAAGTTCAAGGCACTCATGGTCAACCAGGACGACGTGATCGAGCTGTACATGCGAATCGCGTTCGCAGACATCGGTGATTTCGTCGAGTGGGGCCGGGACACAGTTCCGGTCATGGGTCCGTTCGGACCGATCGAGCTGAAGGATGAGGAGACCGGCGAGAAAATTATGTTGACGAAGGACATCAACGTGGTCCGTTTCCGCGAGTCTGCGGATGTCGATCGGCAGATCCTGGCCGAGGTCAAGCAAGGCCGCGATGGTGCATCCGTAAAGATGCTTGACAAGCAAAAGGCCCTGGACTTCCTTGCCCAGTATTTCCTTATGAACCCTCTTGACCGCCACCGTGTCGATTATGACAAGAAGCGGCTCGAGATTGAGGAGTGGAAGGTGAACGGGAACCCTGATGCATCACTGGACGTAGCAAAACAGTCACAGGCGATCGCTGATCTGATCAACTCTCCAGCAGGCGAACGCCGGATCGAAGACCATATGCCATCGGGAGGTGCTGTGGATGATCCCATACGCGCCTCTGACGAGGCCTCAGACTGATTACATCAGACGTGCGCTTGTATCCTGGCTCTCGGTTGCCGAGGGTGGAAAGCGCGCCGGCAAGAACATCATCAACCTGATCGCATGGGCGGCTATCTTGGAGAAGCACCCGGACCGGCTGCATCTGGCCGGCGGTGTGTCGATCAACGCCGCGAAAATGAACATCATCGACTCGAACGGATTCGGGTTGAAGTGGATCTTCGCCGGTCGATGCCGGGAGGGTGAGTACCAGAACCGCGATGCGTTGTATATTCACACGCCAGCCGGGGAGAAGATCGTCATCATCGCCGGCGGCGCCAAAGAGAACGACGCCGCGCGGATCAAAGGCTTCTCACTGGGTTCGGTGTACCTCTCCGAAGCGAATGAGTGTCATCAGAGCTTCCTGCAGGAGTGTTTCGACCGTACAGGGGCGAGCTCGTGCAGGCGGATCCTTCACGATCTCAACCCGAAACCGCCAAGGCATTGGTACTACAGCGAGCTGCTGGACTTTCATATGGCACAACAGCAAGCGGATCCCGCATACGGACTCAACTATGGCCATTTCACTGTCGCTGACAACTTGAGCATATCGGACGAGCAACTCCGGATACTGCTGGCCACATACGACCGAGACAGCCAATGGTTCAAGCGGGACATCAAGGGCGAACGCACCGCGGCTTCCGGCCGGATCTATACCGGATACAGGTACAAGGACATAGCCGTTTCACGCGACTGGATCCGCGAGCAGAAGTTCTTCGACTTTTCAGTCGGAGTGGACGTAGGCGGCACGGATGCCACAGTGGCAACACTGAACGGCTTTACATCGCGTTACAACCAGGTCGTTGCGATCGATGGGTATTACCACAGACAGGGAATCGAGCACGGAAAGGACCACGCCCAGTACGCTGCTGACATCGCCGCGTTCCTGAAGCCGTGGACACAGGTTTACCCGCTTCTGGCCAGCTGTACGGTGTTCGCCGAGTCGGCAGATAAACTTTTCCGGCAAGCGTTGCTGACCGCTTTCGAGCGAGCGGGGCTTCGGGGCATGAGGATCGTACCGGCATACAAGAAGGACGGGATCCTCGACCGCATCGACCTGGAGCGGATCCTCATCAACCAGGGCAGGAAAAAGATTGCAGCGCACCTCGGACCGTGGTTCGAGGCTTATGAAAACGCGGTCTGGAACAGCGACAAATACGCTGACAAGGAATGGGTCCGAGTAGACGACGGGAGTTATCCGGTCGACTGCCTGGACAGCGACGAGTACAGCACGCAGCCGTTCAAGAAGAGGCTGCTGGGAGGGTGAGCATGGGGCTTATGGACAAGATCAAGACCGCCATGCGCACGTGGCTGGCCATAGAACCGGGGACGGACCGCGGCGCGATCACGATCGAGCAGCCGCTTTCGTTCGATGCGCATGTGCTACAGAACCGGATCTGGTACAGGGGTGACGCATCGGAAATCGAGAGTTTCTTTCAGCAGACAGCCGGGGACTCAGTTGGGCGTTCTCGCTTCTGGGCGTCTACGCCGGCGCTGCCTATACGGAAGATCCACGTGGACGTCGCTTCACAAATGGTGGATCGACTGGCGGGCATCGTAGCGGGCGACTTCGACGGGTTTGAGATCAAGGACGCAGAGATCGAGAAGCTTTGGGAAGAAATTGCGGAAGATAACCGCTGGCCTCGCCTGGCCAACGATTCTATCGCCGAAGCGCTATGCACCGGAGACGGTGCGTACAAGATCAGCATCGATCCTGAGCTGTCAAAGCTGCCGATCATCGAGTTTTACGGCGCGGATAGGGTAACGCCTGTTTTCAAGCGCGGAAGACTGCAGGAGATCGTTTTCCATTCGCTGTATTCTGCCAGGTCGCAGAAGTACCGACTGGATGAACACTACGGACCGGGTTACATCCGAAGCAAGCTGTATATCATCAATCAAAGCGGAAACGATCGTGAGGCATCGTTGACAGATGTTCCGGAGACAGCGGGCATCCAGCCTGAGATCACTTTCCAGGGCGGGATGCTGGCCGTACTGGTCCAATTCTTTGATAGTCCGCTCTGGCCGGATCGCGGTGCCTCCATCCTGGCAACCAAGTCTGACGCGTTTGACGCGCTGGATGAGGTCGTGTCCGAGTGGTGGGACGATTATCGTAAAGGCCGAGTGAAACAGTTCCTTCCTGAGTCAATGTTCCCCAGGGATCCGGACACAGGGAGAGTTCGCAGGCCATCCGGATTTGATGACATGTATGTCCTGACCAAGGAGCTCATGAACGAAGACGGCAAGATCGTCATGCAGACGTATTCGCCGGATATGCGCTCTGAACAGTATATGTCCGGTTATGGGCAAGCTCTCGACATGGCACTGATGGGCGTCATCAGCCCCTCTACCCTTGGCATCGACCTCAAGAAGACCGATAACGCTGAAGCGCAGCGTGAAAAGGAGAAGGCAACGCTGTGGACCAGGGCGAAGATCGTGGATGCGCTCACTGAAGCCTGGCCGAAGCTGATCCAGGCGGTTGTAACTGCTGCAGACAACATGGCAGGGAGATCGCCGCGGAAAGTGGAAGCAACCGTGACTTTTGGCGAATATGCCTCTCCTGGGTTCGATGCCCAGCTGCAGAGCATGGGCGTAGCCGCGCAGTGGAATCTGCTCTCGATTGAACAGACAATCGAAGAACTCTACGGTGACACCAAGGACGACGCCTGGAAAGCACAAGAGGTACTTCGGATCAAGGAACTGAGAGGTGTTATGTCTACGATGGAACCGGCGCCTGGCGGTCCTTTGTATGCGCAAAAACCAGAGATTGGAGGTTCCAATGACGAAGCAGCTGAAGGTCGGTCTGAACGGCAAGGTTTGGCAGATGGGGGAGAAAACATTCCTGGCAATGGTTGACGCCGCCGTTTCCAAGTTACGCAGTGAAGGCTTTTTCGCGATCGTGGCGGTCGGTCGTGAGAATACCTGGAGCATGGAAAAGACGATCTTCCTGAATGCCGCATCATTGGAACGGAGCGCAAGCGTTCTTCGGCAGCGCGGTCTGACAGTGATCACGACGGAGGTGTGGGATGGACGACAATCCATACGACATCGCATCGATCCTCCACGAGATGGAAATCGAACTGATCGCATCCCAGAAGAGGACACTGCAACGGCACCTCGCGTGGGAAAAGGAAGAGGGCTTTGAGTGGGAGCAATGGCAGAACCGGAAACTTGAAGATCTACGGCAGCTCCGCATCGAGCAGGGTCGCATCGTTCGCAGGCGTAGTGCTGAGGTTGAACGTGATCTTGATAAGCTGCTGACAAAAGCGTTCGCACATAAAGCTGAGGCCGTCGATAAACTGTTCCGACGCACTAGCCGCTTTACAGCCAAGCCGGGGTTGGATGATCGAAACTTCTTCGGGATCCATGAAGAGAAACTCAATGCGATTCTGAAAGCAGTCCAGGGCGAACACCGTACCGCAGAATCAGCCGCTCTCAGGATGATGGACGATCAGTACCGTCAAATTTTGTTCCGCGCACAAGTGTTTCACAATTCGGGTGTTTTCACGATTGGGCAAGCGGTCGACATGGCATCCAAGTCGTTTCTGATGGCTGGTATTCGATGTGTCGAGTACAAAGATGGTCGGCGAGTCAATATTGCATCGTACAGCGAGATGGCGATACGGACAGCTACGGCCAGAGCACAAGCAGTGGCCCAGGGTGCCGTCATGGATGACTGGGATACGCATACCGTAATCATACGCCGGTTGGGCATGACATGTGACAAATGCGCTCCCTGGCAAGGCCGCATACTGGTCGATGATGTATGGGCTGCTGGCAGGTCGGAAGAGGGAGAAGGGAAGTTCCCAATGCTCAGCTCGGCGCTCGCTGCGGGTCTCGGGCATCCGAACTGCCGACACATTCCTCCACTTCCTAAGCCGGATCCGGACGAGGAAGACGAAGATCGGCCGACACTGGAACAGAATGAAGAGATCCTCACCAGGTATGAAGCTGAGCAACAACAGCGGCATATCGAGAGCAAGATACGCGAGTACAAGCGCTTAGAGGTTGGGTCCATAGATCCCGCCAACCGGGCGAAATACCGGGCACAGCGCGAGGCTTGGCAGCAGCGCATGCTGGATCACATAACCGACAATGACTACCTCAGACGCTCAAAGCGACGCGAAAGCGTGGTCTCCCTATAACGACTCAACCTGACAAGGCGTTTCGCTACCCGCGGAACGGTAAGAGCACTCGCGAGGGTGCTCTTTTTATACCCTGAACCGCCGCACGAGGCCAGACAGGGGCACAGCCGACGGGCTTTGTACGGACTTCGGCGACGGCCGTAAAGCGGGAGGATACGAAAATGCTCAAAACCAGTTTTATGCGGATGTTCGCTCCTGACGGAGCCGGTGCCGGGGATCCGGGTACCGGAGCGCCAGCTGCTACGCCTCCGCAGGGTACTCCACCGGCGGGTAGCGCTCAGCCACCTGCACCAGTTACATTCACCGCAGCTCAGCTGGCCGAGATCGACCGCATTACTGGTGAGCGGACTTCCCGCGCCGAACAGGGTGCACTGAAGTCCTACTTCACGCAGCAGGGGCTTTCGGAAGAGCAGGCGGCAGAAGCCATCAAGGCCTACAAAGAAGCCAATAAGGCCAAGGTGACACCGGAAGCCCAAGCGCTGATCGACGCCGCCAACCAAAAGGCGGCAGACGCTTTGACCCAGGCCAATACAGTCTTGATCAAAGCTGACGCAACCGTCCAGGCGGGGACGCTTCAGATCCGATCAGACCGTATCGACACGATTCTTGGCATGGCAGACATGTCCAAGGTCAAAGTCGAAGACGGCAAGGTCGATTCTGCGGCGGTCAAGGCAGCACTCGAGGCTGTCCTGGCCAGATTCCCTGAATGGAAGACTGAGGGCACGACACCTTCGACACCGGGCTTCAGAGTTGGTTCGGATGGCGGCCAACCGGTTGGAGCTGATGAGAACGCGCTCAGACGCGCGTTTGGTCTAAAACCAAAAGCGTAATTCAAATCGTAATCCAAGGAGGATAACTACATGGCAAACACAATCGCACTTGCGAAAAAGTACATCGATCTGCTGGATGAGGTGTACATGAACTCTGCTTTGACCGTCGACCTGGAGTCTGACGCGTCGCTTGCGCGCGCTGGCGCGAACACCAATGAGATCGTCATCCCCAAGATGACACTCCAGGGTCTCGCCAGCTATTCTCGGTCCACCGGCTATGTCGCCGGCGACATGACGCTGTCGTGGGAGACCGTTACGTTCAACTTCGACCGTGGCCGGAAGTTCAGCGTCGACGCAATGGACAACGAGGAGACCATCAACCTCGCGTTTGGTCGGCTTGCCGGTGAGTTCCTGCGCACGAAGGTCGTACCCGAACTGGACGCGTTCCGGTTTGCGAAGTACGCCAGTCTGGCAGGTACTTCTCCCGCGGGGGCCACGCTCTCCACGGGCGACGCCGTGATCGCCGCATTGCGTGCAGCCACTTCCACGATGGACGAGAACGAGGTTCCGATGGAAGGTCGGATCTTGTACATCACGCCCACTCTGATGGGCCTGGTTCAGGATCTGGACACCACAAAGTCGCGTGAGGTCCTCGCCCGGTTCTCCAAGACCGTGCTAGTGCCGCAGACTCGGTTCTACACCGAGATCACGCAGTACGACGGCACTACCGCAGGCCAGGAAGACGGCGGATACATCAAGACGGTATCCACCGGCAAAGACATCAACTTCCTGGTTGCGCACCCGAGCGCTGTCCTGCAGTTCACCAAGCAGGCGGTGCCGAAGATCTTCAGCCCGGACCAGAACCAGGATGCCGATGCCTGGATCTACAACTACCGCAGCTATGGCCTGGCTGACGTCTTCGACAACAAAACCAAGGCCATCTACCTGCACAAGAAGGCCTAATCGGTCGGAGGTGTCCTGATGAATGATGCACGATTGCTGGATAATGCCAGCCGTGCGGAGGTGGAGGCCAACATGTTGCGCATGTTGGCCCTCATCGACGCCAAACTGC